ATGCTTGTTAAGTGGGAGTTCAGCAGGCTTCGTGCCGAAGTTACAGCAGCACAGGAAGTTATCGTGCAGTCCCTTAAGGACAGCTGTAGTGAGGAAGGTATTCATTGTAGAATTGATAAGCATCGTCCTAACAAGTATGATGGTGCAAAAGAAGAACGTATGGAAGCAGCGCTGTTGCCGAAGTATGAAGAGGGTAAGATATTCCACTACAAGGGTGGCTTATGTACTTACCTAGAAGAAGAAATTTTGTTAGATAATCCAGAGCATGATGATATCAAGAACACTCTGGCTGACGGACTAAGTTCTGAATATGTTAAGAAACCTCGTAGACCTTCTAAGCAAGAAGACATGGCGAAGTATGCTAACCCTGTTCAGTATCATAGTCGTTTTGGAGGAACTATATAATGACAACCAATGCACATGCAATGGTACAACTACTAACACCTGATGCTATGGCAGATGAGATTAGTACTCTATGGGATAGGTTCAAGAATGCGCGTAGTTCGTGGGAAGCTGAGATGATAGAGATACGCAACTACAAGTATGCTACATCTACCAACACTACAGAATTACATCAAGCAGGTTTTAAGAACTCGACTACGGTTCCCAAGCTGTCACAGATAGCAATGAACTTACAGGCTAACTACAATGCTCACTTGTTTAGTAATCCTAACTGGGCACAGTTTGAAGCCTTCGATGCATCTGCTGCATCTAAAGAAAGTAAGAAGAACTTAGAAGCATACGTCCGTACTAAGATGCAACGTAAGGATTATGAGGCAGTACTCAATACAAACTTAGTTGAATGGATTGACACTGGTGCCACTTTTGCACAGCAAAGGTATATAACAGAAACGTATGAAGATGCTAATGGTCATGTCAAAATGTTATATCAAGGATGTGTGCTTGAGAAGATTAGTCCTGAGGATATTGTATTTGATGTAACCGCTTCATCCTTCAAGCAAGCCCGTAAGATTATCCGTAAGACTTTTGGTCTTGGGGACATACGTAGAATGATTGATGAAGATGCTGACTCACCATTCACTCATGCAATGTTAGAGGAGATGCGTACTACTAGAAATTTTGTTCGTAGCTCTGGCATTACAGGTGCCCACAGTGGTCTTGATTGGAAGTCTGAGTCTCTTAGTAAAGATGGCTTTGGTCAATTACTTGATTACATGCAGGGTGATACTGTCGAGGTACTAGAGTTCTATGGTGACTTCTATTCACTTGCCGATGGCGAGTACTTACCTAACCATAAGATTATCGTAGCTGACCGCAGAAAGGTAATCAGTATTGAGCCTATCCGTTCTCGTAACGGTAGTCAGTACATCTATTACTCAGGATGGGAAGACCGTCCTAACAACCTGATGGGTATGTCTCCACTGGCTAGACTAGTAGGCATGCAGTACAAGTTAGATAAGCTTGAGAATCAAAGAGCCGATGCCTTCGATAGAATCATTAACCCTCCTATAGTTGAGAAGGGAGATGTAGAATTCTATGGCGAACGTGGTGCCCCCGGTGGGCGGTATGTCATTGACGAAGATGGTAGCGTGACAGAACTTAACTTAGATGCTACTGTACTTAATGCAGACTTCCAGATGCAGAACACTATGAACATTATGGAAGAGATGGCAGGCAGTCCACGCAATGCATCAGGGTTCCGTACTCCGGGAGAGAAGACTAAGTTTGAAGTACAGTTCTTAGAGAACGGTGGTAACAGAATATTCAGAACCAAGACACACAAGTTTGAGAAAGAGTTCATTGAGCCTATACTGAATGACATGATTGAACTAGCACTGGACAACTTAGGCGAGACTGATTTAGTTTCAACTGAGAGTACAGAGTTTAATACTCAGGAGTTCTTGGCAGTTAGTAAAGAAGATTTAAACATTAGTGGCATACTCCACGCAAGGGGTAGTCGTTTGTTTGCAGAGAAAGCTAATGCGTTACAGAACCTATTAGGTATCTTTAACACTCCTGCGTTTGAATTGATTAAACCTCATACGTCCAGACTTAAACTGGCTAGCTCGTTAGAAGACCTTGCAGACTTGAAAGAGTTAGGATTGTTTACCCCGAACATCGGTATACAAGAAGATGCACAGTCTCAGCAAATGGTTAACCAAGTCACACAGTCTACTCAAGAAGTAGATGCCGTGAATACTCAAGAGCCTGTAGTAGATGATGAGGACTTAGTATAGATGAAGACTATTAAGTTAATTAGTAAACTAGCACGTATACAGAACCTAACCGAAAGTCAAAAGCGTAGCACAGCTGCTGCGTTTAATAACAGCAAATCAGTCATAGGCTGCATAACAGATTACTTGGGTAGCGAGGTCGCTAAGATAGATAAAGAACTTGCAGACCCCAAGAAATTGTACGAGAATGATAAGGCAGATAGATACGTTGCATTCCGATTAGCGGAACGTGCGCGTAATATTAAACTAATAAATCTCTTGACAGAAGAGATAGAAATACTTGACGGTGACCAACCGAAGGATATATAATGGGTACAAATAATTTATTTAGTAATAACGAAAGCGATTCTAATAACCAAAACGAATTAAGCGGTGAAGACAGTCTTAAACTTTTAGTTGGCGAAGGAAAGAAATACGCCACTGTGGAAGAGTTAGCTAAGGGAATGGTACACGGTCAGAACCATATTACTACGCTTGAATCTGAGGCGACCACCTTAAAAGATAACCAAGCAAAGCAGACAAGCATAGATGATATCCTTGCTGCAATTAAATCCAATGGAAATAACGAACAGCAACAGTCAGATGATAATCAACAGCAAGCCGACCAGCATGCCAGCGACTCTAACAATACTGTAGATATTGCCCAACAGATAAAAGATGCAATGGCAGAGCAGAACGCTACCAACAGCGCAGCAGCTAACACACAGTTAGTCACTGACAGATTGAGTAAGACGTTAGGTGTCAGAGCTAATGAAGTATATACGAAGGTAGGAAAAGAGTTAGGTATTGACCTCGATGAGTTAGCCAAGACCTCACCCGAAGCCGTGATTAAATTGTGTACTGGACAACAGCAGCAAGGTTCACAGCAGAACAACTTACCCGCAAGTACTGTACATACTACCCCCACCTCAGTAGGAGGTGAGCTTGACTACAAAGGTATTCAAGAGCTTTATAAGAAAGGCGGTATGTCAATCGACCAAAAATTTAGATTAGAACAGCAGCAAGCACAGTTGCTTGGTAGCAGGTTCTTTAATCAATAATAGGAATATATTATGTCTGGTAATACTACTAGCAACAGCGACAGCATTATTCGCTCGGAACTGTGGCAGGTGCAGTTAGAAGAAATCCTGCATGAAAATTTAATGGGTGTGCCTTTCGTACGCCAAGTAGACTTCCCTGATGGCACAGCATTTACTATGCCTTCAATTGGTACACCTTTAGTGCGTGACCTACCCGAAGGTGCAGAAGTTACATTCGATGCGTTAGATACTGGTGAAACCACTATCACAATGAACGCTCCTGTAATCGCTGCCAATAGCTTAAGCCAAGTCTTAATGGAAGACAGTATGTGGGCTGCGGAAGCAATCGCATCTATCCCTGTTGAGCAAGCACAGGCTATCATGGAACGCTTTGAAACTGATACGTTAGCATTGTCTAACCAACAGTTTGCAGGCATCAACAACCAAAACTTAATCAACGGTGTTGCCCATCGTAAGATTGGTTCAGGTACTAACGAAGTTATTGCGACTAGTGATTTTGCTTTTGCTGGCTACAGCTTGAAGAAAGCTAAGATTGCCCGTCAAAACTTAATAGCTATCGTTGACCCTTCTGTTGCATTTACGTTAGAAACGTTAACCAACTTAAGCAACGTTAGTAATAACCCTCGTTGGGAAGGTATCATCGAAAGTGGTATCGAACAGAACTTCCGTTTCATTAAGAATGTATATGGCTTTGATGTATTTGAAAGCAACTTACTTCCTGTTATGAATGAAACAATTGATGGTAAAACTACTACTGATGGTGTCGCTAATCTCTTCACTTCATTAGCTCGTCCATCTATTGCACCGTTCGTATTAGCATGGAGACGTAAGCCTCTATTAGTTTCTGAATGGAACAATAAGAAAAAACAAACTGAGGTTGATACCACCGCTCGTTGGGGTTCAGGTTTAGTTCGTGATGAGAATTTAGTAGTAATCGGTACTGACATCGACCAAGTATCATAGGAGAGTATTATGACTCGTATAAGTATTACAGTTGGCGCATCTGGCGGCAGCAAACGTAGAGCGGCTACTCACTTTGGTCGTAGAGAAATTGAAGATGTATTACCTAGTAAGTTTGCTAAAGACAATGGTGAAGTGAAGTTAGTTCATACATTTAGTTTTGACGACTTACCTGTAGTTGGTTTGGACGAAGCAATCCTTCGCATCCCTGCCAACGCATACATCGTTCGTGCAACACTTCGTGTACTTACACCACTTGCAGGTACTACACCTACAGTGACGATTGGTTTAACTGAGCCTGACGGTACAGCTATTGATGCCGATGGTATTGATGTAGCTATCGCAGTTACTGCACTAGATGCAATTGGTGAAACTGTATTGTGTGATGGTGCTTTAGTCGCAGGGCTAGCTGGCATTGGAACAGCTGATGGTCAGATTGTTGTGACCACAGGTGGTACAGTAACCGCTGGTAAGTTTGTACTTGAGACAGTATACAAAGAGTTATTAGACCGCGCCCAATCTTAGGATTTAGCCAAGGTTTGATTTTAAACGGGGAGCCTTAGGGTTCCCCTTTTTGTTTATAAGGATAAAATTATGACTCTACATAACGCCCTAACAGGGGTTGAGTTACACGAGACTAAAGGTGCAGCTGCTGCCTTAGCAGGGCAAGTACTAGTCGCTACTGGTTCAGCCACTGCGGTATACCAAGCACTTGTAGGCAACGTAGTACAAGTTAATTCATTGACAGATTTACCTGCTGCCTCTGGTGGTAAGATTACATTAGCTGCCAATACAGCGTATGCATTCGGTGCCAATATAAATATAGGTACTGACTTCCTGCAATTCAGTGCAGGCACAGGTATACAATCTGCTGCCGCATTCACTTCAACTATTACCTACACAGGTACTGTCCCTATGTTACAGGGTGCTGATGCTAATGCTACCATTAAAGACTTGACACTTAGCTGTGCTAACTCTGATGTATACAGTTGGGTAGACACTGGTGGTGGTGGTAACAGTATAGTTATCATAAGTGATTTACCCGTATTAACTGCTTAAGGTACAGAGACACTAACAACCTTAATGTCACTACGTTCCTTGATGTGTTATACCTGCAGCCTTGTGAGTTCATAGAGT